TGAAGAGAACTTGTTTCTCTACGCTGCAAAGCATTATTATAATCCTAAATTTACTGATATTGATGAATTTAAAGAGGATTTAAATAGATTCAAGTATATTAAAAGACTCTTTAATAGATATCTTCAAGAAGGTGAGTTAGCTGATAGGTTAATCATTAACCATTTAATCGTTGTGTCTAACGTTTTTGGAATTGAACCTATGTTGAAGATACTTGAACTGAAACTAGAAGATAAACATTGGCCTATTGTAAAACCTTTCCTTATCTTCTTAAAATATATAAAAAACACACAATACACAAACGTTTCACTAGATAAGTTTGTAGTTGATAGGATAAGAGAAGTACATGGGAATAGTTAAAAAAGCAGCAGATCTTGCATATACCATCAGGTTTATTACTCTGATGACTACTCCTTTCGATCAAACAGAAGCATACAAACTTGGATTAATCGATGGTGAAGGAAAAAGAGATAAGACGGTTAAGATCGATACGCCAGAGAAAAAAGATGCTTATACTCCTTTCATTCGTTTAGCTTTTAATATTAAGAGATTAGTTGCTAAGGTTCCTGGTGGAGGAAGTAGATTAGGAAGTTTAGCTGCTGCATTATATCTAATCAAAGAAAATTATAAGTTAGAAGACAATAAACTTGAAAAGATATTATCAAAGTTAGACTTGGAAGTATTAGACTTTTTAAATGAAAACAATGATTGGTTTCTAACAGAAGATAATATGATTAGTCCAGGAATGTATCGTATACGTAATCAAAAGATGATTAATTCTTCTTATGATATTATGTGCAATCCTAAAGATCTGATTCGAGTGATGGAAGACTGTTATCCAGTCGGTGACATATTTGGAATAAATATATACAAAGCCATACATATTCCGACTAAACAAGAAATTTTCATTACTTCAACAGAGATCTACAAATGAACGAAAAATCACAAGGTCTATGGGCAAACATTCACGCTAAAAGACGACGCGGAGAAAGAATGCGTAAGAAGGGTGAAAAAGGAGCTCCTACTCCAGACGCCATTAAAAGTGCTCAAACAGAAATGACAACTGCTGCTGCAGCTGGAATCCCTCAAGACACGAAGACGATGGGCCCTAGACTTAAGACTACAGTCATGCATGATCGTAGACGTAAGAAGAACGCAATGCCAGTTTTGTTAAAAAGATTCCGTAAGTACATTGAGGACAACAACATAGGATAACATTATGTTTGGTGCAGGACAGATCATCAAGATCGTCGCTATATTAATCATCGTATTAGTTGTTGCTGGCGGAATATACTATATCACTGACTTAAAAGCAGCATTAGTCACTTCTCAGATGAATGAACAGAAGTTGACAGAAGGCATTGAAGCTCAGAACAGATTGCTCGAGTCAATGAAAGCTGACATCGAGGCAATTCAAAAGACGAACGAAGAGCTTCGTAAAGAGAACGAACAACAGAAGAAAGACGTAGACGCATTGGCGAAGAAGTTCGACAAGCGTGATCTTGGCGTGTTTGCGATTGCTAACACTGCTAAACTACAAGAACTTATTGAACGTGGTACAAAGAACGCACTACGTTGTCTTGAACTTGCAACTGGCTCTCCCTTGACCGAGGAAGAGAAGAATGCAGCCACACCACTAGAGGCCAACCGTGAATGCCCGGCACTTATTAATCCTAACCATTCCTCTGTTAATTAGTGGTTGCGGTACGCTGTGGCCTAGTGCCCCAGACGTAAAGCAGGTACAGATACAAACCAAAGCGGTTGAACGTACACCTCTCAACCTGCAAGATCCTGAGCCACTCAAGGCTCGCGAGATCAAGTTCATCATCATCACGAAAGAAAACTTTGATACTGTAATGAAGGACCTTGTTGATAAGAACATGGATCCGGTTGTTTTTGCACTTACCGATGATGGCTATCAACAGCTATCACTTACCATTGCTGAGATTAGAAATCTATTAGCAACTCAAAGATCTATCATCACTCGATACAAAGAATATTATGAGCCAGCTGAGAAAAAAGATGATGTACAAGATCGATGATTTGATATATAATACTACTTCCAGATAAATTTAACACGACCCCATACGGGCGTAAGGGGATACTATGCCTATACACTTGTCGAGAGACAGAGATGACCTATTAACTGAATACGCGATAGGAATGCTCAAAGACTTCTATATGAATGATTATGAGAAGTCTCCTCAAGAAGCTTTCTCGAGAGCTTCACAAGCTTGGTCAAAATTCAAAGATCAAGCTGATGATGAACTAGCACAGAGACTATATGATTATGTAAGTAAAAAGTGGTTTATGTTTGCTAGTCCGGTGTTATCAAATGCACCGAATGGATCCAAGAAAGATAAAGGTTTGCCTATCTCTTGTTTCCTTACATACGTACCAGACACACTCGAAGGATTGATCTCTCATTCAAGTGAATTGCGTTGGTTGTCCGTCTTTGGTGGAGGTGTTGGTGGCCACTGGTCAGACGTACGCTCTGTGACCGATAAGGCACCTGGTCCTATTCCGTTCTTACACACTGTCGATGCAGACATGATCGCGTATCGTCAAGGTAAGACACGTAAGGGTTCATACGCTGCTTATATGGATATTTCACATCCTGATATCGTAGAGTTTATGAACCTACGCATCCCTACAGGTGACGTACAGCGTAAGGCATTGAACCTACACAACGCCATCAACATCACTGATGACTTCATGAAAGCAGTAGTGAATGGTGATATGTGGCAGTTGAAAGACCCACATGACGGCAAAGTGTCTGAAGAGATCAGCGCGCGCAAGTTGTGGGAGCGTATCATTGAGATTCGGTTCCGCACTGGTGAACCATACTTGAACTTTATTGATCGGGCAAATGAGTATTTGCCACAACCTTTGAAAGATTTAGGATTAAAGATTCATGGCTCGAACCTTTGTAATGAAATTCATCTACCTACCGGTCCTGATCGCACTGCGGTATGTTGCTTATCTTCTCTTAACCTTGAGTTCTATGAGGATTGGAAGCATACGACCATTGTCGAGGATCTCATCACGATGCTGGATAATGTACTCGAGTATTTTATCGAAAACGCTCCAGATGAAATTTCCAGAGCGCGCTACTCAGCTCAAAGAGAGCGTTCAATCGGTCTCGGAACAATGGGATTCCATTCCCTACTACAAAGCCAAAACGTGGCTTGGGAATCAGAACTCGCAAGAGAAATCAACCAAGTAGTGTTTAAGACGATTAACGAAAGAGCGGTGAAGCAGACGATGCTACTAGCTCAAGAACGCGGCGAGTATCCAGATGGTATAGGCTCTGGTCGCCGCAACGCCCACCTCTTGGCTATCGCCCCGAATGCATCGTCTGCTATCATCCTTGGTACGTCACCTAGTATTGAACCTAATAAGGCCAATGCTTATACACATAGAACTCGTGCAGGTTCATTCCTTGTTAAGAACAAATACCTTGAGAAAGTACTTGATCAGCATGGAGAAAACAACGAATCGAATTGGACAAGCATTATCACAAATAAAGGATCGGTACAGCACTTGCCCTTCCTTACGGAAGGTGAAAAGGCGATATTTAAGACTGCAGACGAACTCAACCAAGAGTGGGTAGTTCAACATCCTGGCGACAGACAGAAGTACATCTGTCAAGGTCAGTCAGTCAACCTGTTCTTCCCATCAGGTGCATCGCGTTCCTATGTGAACAAGGTACACTTGAAAGCATGGAAAGACGGGCTTAAAGGTTTATATTATCTCAGAACTGAATCAAAGGCGAGAGCTGAGAACGTATCTGAGAAAGTTGAACGAGTTGCGTTGCAAGACGACAACCGTACTATTGTATATGGTAAGATGGATTGCCCGTGGTGTGCAAGAGCAAAGGAAGAGCTTGCAGTACGAGGTATTCCGTTTGACTATATCGATCTACAAGAGATCGGTAAGACTGCGAAAGAGGTCACAGGTCGTGATGTGAAGACAGTACCTCAGATCTACGTAGAAGGTAAATATGTTGGTGGTTATGAACAACTAATGGAACATTTAAATCAAGAAGTTGCATTAGCTGAAGGCGATGAGTGTAAAGCTTGTGAAGGATAGTACATAATGAGAAAAGTTTTTTTAAATCTTGGAGCAAATCAAGGAAGCGATATAAAAAATTTTAGAAAATTGTATGGCGATGATTACGAAGTATATGCATTTGAAGCTAATCCTATTTGTGTAGAAGGACTTAAAAAAATACCTAATATCAATATTATTGATAAAGCGGTCGACGTCGAAGAAAGACAAATAGAATTCTTTCTTGGTAAAACTGATTATAGCTCTACGTTACGTGAAGATAAAACTAAAGCTATGTCCGGAGAAAGAATTGTAGTAGAAACAATTAAATTCTCAAAATGGGTTATTGATAATTTATCAGAAGAAGATGAAATTGTACTTGCTATGGATATAGAAGGATCTGAATATGATGTTATTCCAGATCTATATGAAGCAGGAATTATGGGATGGTTCAATGAACTTTACATTGAATTTCATCATCGAAAACTTAAAAACATAGACGAATCTACACATAATAAGTTACATAAACAAGTGATTGAAACATTTGGAGATAAAGTCTATATAGAAAATGGATATAACAGGGAACAATTTTCTAAATTAAACAAAGAAGAAGACAGAGGGAAATAAATGTCACTATTTAAACAATCGAGGACATACAAGCCGTTCATGTATCCATGGGCGGTAGAACTAGCAAAGAAACATGAAGAGATACACTGGGTCGAAGATGAGGCTGAACTTTCAGAGGATGTACAGGACTGGCGCACTAAACTTTCTGCTGATGAAAAAGAATTTATCACACAGGTTTTACGTCTCTTTACTCAATCCGATGTACAGGTGGGTGAGAACTATCACGAGTTCTTGATCCCTAAGTTTAAGAACAACGAAGTTCGTAATATGTTGTCGTCTTTCGCTGCAAGAGAGACGGTGCATCAACGTGCCTACGCTCTGTTGAACGATACTCTTGGTTTGCCAGATGACGAGTATCACAAGTTCTTAGAGTACAAGGCGATGGCTGACAAGATCGACTTCATGTCAGAAGGCAAGATCCAAACACAAACAGATCTTGCCCTTACACTCGCGCAATCCGTGTTCAACGAGGGTATGTCACTGTTCTCTTCGTTTGTCATGTTGCTGAACTTCCAGCGCTTTGGCAAGATGAAGGGTATGGGCACTATCGTTGAATGGTCTATCCGTGATGAGACGATTCACGTACAGGGCAACGCTAAGTTGTTCCGCACACTCTGTGATGAGCATCCGAGAATCGTAAATGACGAACTCAAGTCGAAGATCTATGAGATGGCAAAACGAGCGGTTGAACTTGAAGACAAGTTCGTGCAACTCGCATTCAATGGATCTGACGTACAAGGACTCACAAGAGATGAAGTTAAACTTTATATTCGTCATATCGCTGATCGTCGTCTGCTACAGCTTGGTCTTAAACCAAAGTTTAAAGTAAAAGACAACCCGCTTCCGTGGTTAGATTGGGTATTGAACGGTGCTTCTCATGATAACTTCTTTGAGAAGCGTGTTACAGAGTACTCGGTTACTGGCATGGAAGGTGACTGGGGCTGGGAAGAGGAAAGGCTTGCAGCATGAGAGAGTACCGTGTAGAATGTGAAGAGTGTAATAACGTATCAACAATCCTAACACAATACACAGTAGACGAACCTGCTTTCTGCCCTATGTGTGGTAGAAGGCAGGATATTGAAGAGATAGACGAGGAAGACGACTACGATGATACTTGACTTGATTATCTGGGCTTTTACAATTTATTGTTGCATTCAACTAGGAGCATACTTACAGAGAACAAAAGATGAACTAGAAGATGAGATGATTGAAGGCTCAGATGAGATGATTACATTATATGCTAACGTAGAGTATCATGACGGTGTAATGTATGCTTGGGAAGACGAACATAAAGATTTCTTAGGACAAGGAAAAACTATGGACGAGCTTGCCGAGCATATGACAAAAAGAGCTAGGGAACTCTATGATAATGATGTTAGGATTCGTCTTACCACAGATGATCCCGTCTTAAAAAAGAACTTTGAGGCATTGAATACATAACCTTATGTGGTTATATAATGGCGAAGAGTTAACAGAAACACCAGAAGAGTATCAAGGCTTTGTGTATCAGATCACAGAGCTTGATACTGGTATGATGTATATAGGTAAGAAGTTCTTTTGGAAACCGAAGATCTTACCAAAGAACAAGACACGCAAGAGACGTGTCCGTACACGTGTGGAGTCCGATTGGCGAGATTACTACGGCTCGAATAAACTTGTGAAACAGCTTGTAGAATCTAAAGGCAAGGACAACTATAAGCGTGAGATACTACACATGTGTAAGACAAAGGGAGAGTGCTCTTACTATGAAGCTAAACTGCAGTTTGAAAATGATGTGCTATTAAATAAAAAGTATTATAATGAGTTTATCAGCTGTAGAATTAATGCCTCTCATTTGAAGATTTAATTGTGTACAAATGCGAAAAAAAGCTGTATAATCTCTATACCAGTTAAGGCAGAGGTAGTACCCATGTTAATTTTTGATTATAATGGCATAGCGTTAGGTTCGATCATCATCGAGAAAACGCTTAGTGAAGATCTTATCCGTCATATGATATTAAATACCATACGTATGTATAGATCTAAATTTCCAAAGAAAGATTACGGAGAAGTAATCATTGCAGCTGATGGTGCTAATAATTGGCGCCGCGGAGCATTTCCTCAATATAAGGCAAATCGTCGTAAGAACCGTGATAAGTCAGATTTTGACTGGAACGAAGCTTATCGTATCCTTAATCTTGTGCGTGAGGAGATCAAAGAGAACTTCCCTTACAAAGTGATACATATTGAAGGGTGTGAGGCTGACGACGTTATCGGTACGTTGGTTCATAACACCACAGAGTTTGGTCAGTACGAGAACGTCATGATCATCTCAGCTGACAAAGACTTTGCTCAGTTGCAGAGATTCGACAACGTGGCTCAGTTTAGTCCACTGACCAAGAAGTTTGTGAAAGAAGAGCATCCTCGTAGGTTCTTGCTCGAACATATTATTAAAGGTGATACAGGTGACGGTGTACCTAACGTTCTTTCTAATGACGATGTATTTGTTGAGGGTCTTCGTCAAACTCCTGTCAGTAAGAAGAAGATGGAAGCGATCATCGAAGATCTCAATGACGGAGAGTTGTTATATGCAGCATCATGGTATCGCAACTACCAGCGTAATCAACGACTGATCGATCTCACCTTTACACCTGATCATCTCAAGCAGATGATTCTCGATTCGTACGAGAAAGATCCTGTTGGAAAAGGTAGCATGGTGTTGCCTTATTTGATAAATAAAAAATGCAAGATGTTGATTGAATCTGTAGCGGAGTTTAACTAATGGATTTACTAGTTCATGAAGTACTTGAAAAAGTAGAAAAAGCAAAGACAAAACCGGCCAAAATTAAAGTTCTTCTCGAGAACGAATCTTGGGCTCTTAAAGATGTCATTAGAGGTTCTATGGACTCAAAGGTGGTATGGTTAGTGCCATCAGGTACACCTCCTTATACGCCTTCTAGACCAGAAAGCGCGCCGACAAATCTTCTGCGCGAAAATACTAAATTCGCATATTTTGTTCAAGGACCACCCGAATCTAAAATTCCTGCCTTTAAAAGAGAGCAAATCTTTATAGGCATGTTAGAAGGCATCCATCCTAAGGATGCTGAAGTTGTTATCGACATGATAGCAAAGAAAACACCAAAGGGTTTGACACGACCTATCGTAAAGGAGGCATTTCCAGGTCTACTTAGTGATGAATAACATCAACCATTAACAGGAGACCAATACATGGTATTGAATCAACTCGACAGACTAAAAAAAGATTACGCTGAACTCGAAATATACGCAAAGCGCCTGCAGAAACGTGGCGATATCGAAAAGATGAAGCGAATACAGCAAAAGAAAGATTTTATTAGTCAACGAATTGAGACAAGTCAACTTCATTAACGGTCTAACTTAGGAGTGTACAACCTCTACATTTTATGGTATAATTTACCATGATTTGTAGAGGTTTTTCATTATGAATATCTTTGTACTCGATACCGATCCAGTAAAAGCAGCTCAGTTGCAGTGTGACAAGCATGTCGTTAAGATGATTGTTGAGTCTGCTCAAATGCTATCCACAGCTCATCGCATTCTTGATGGCGATGTGTTTTATGGTCCGTCTAAGTCTGGCCTACGCACGGTTAAGCAATGGCGCCATCCAGATCCTGAATTGGATCATAAACTTTACAAGAGTGTTCACGTAAAACATCCATGTACCATATGGACAATGGAGTCTGCTTGTAACTACGAGTGGCACTATCAGCACTTCATGGCTCTGTGTGCCGAGTACTCGTATCGATATGGACGTCCTGGACCGTCCGATTACTCACGTTATTCTCATGATGTTAAGATGCATGAGACTGAATCCAAACTTGGTCATGTACTCAAGCAACATCCAAAGAATATAAGTAACAAGGGTCTGACGCCATTTGCACTTGCGATGAAGTCAAATCCAGAGTGCATGTTCGATGATCCTGTTAAATCGTATCGTGCGTTTTACAA